AATCAGCCGCAGCTAAAAAGGCTGCAAAGCGTAAAACAGGGCCGAAGCGTATAAGTTGGAAGCCGAAAAGAGGTAAAAAATAATGGTACTAGGTTTATTAGGAGGCGCAGCCAAGGGGATCGGTAGAGATCTGGCAATGGGTTTTGGCGTTACTGAAAGAGACGAAGACTATTTTAACAGGACAAGAGAAACCTTACGACGTCAGTACGGCGACGCAAGAGCTGACTTGTATGACAGGCAGACAGCCGCTCAAAGAGCTGCGGCCCCAAGAGGTAGAGTTGAAAATCCAAAACGATCTCAAAAAGGAATACTTGCCACTATTATTGGAGACTTAAAGTTAGGACTTCCAAATCGAGGCGGTTCAACGCGATCAACAACCAGAGGCTCTGGTTCTAATATGTCTTCCTCTGTAATGCCTAGATTGCGTCCAACAAGGGTTGGCGGTTACGACGACGCCCCGTTGCAAATGATGCAGCGCAATATGATGCTCGGACCATTTGCTTCAGATCCGAGGCTTAATATGGCGCCATTTTCAAATGACGTAAGAGAGCCAGATCAAGGTATTATTGGCGCGGGTGAACAAATACCGGTTACATCTGGGTTAATTCCAAGAATACCAACTTTAGACGAATTTTTAGATACATTAGGTCTTCCTGATACAGAAGCAAACAGAGCTGCTTACGTTGAAATGTACGTTGAGTCTATGGGTGGTTAATGCCTACTAAGAAGCGCAAAAAGGCTCCAAGCCTATCCGTTGGTCGAGGCGAAAAGCTTTCGGTTAAGCGTGGAGGCGGTCTAACGGCCAAAGGCCGCGCTAAGTATAATCGTGCAACCGGATCAAATCTCAAGGCTCCGGCGCCTAACCCTAAGACTAAAAAAGACAAAGCTCGAAAAAAATCTTTTTGCGCTCGGAGCCGTGGTTGGACGGGCGAAAGAGGTAAAGCAGCTCGCAGAAGGTGGAAATGTTAAATGGAAAATGAAATAAACGAATTAGCAGACAGCTTAGAAGCTGAATTAAATCCAAACATGATGAGCGAAGAAGAGCTTCAGGGCATCGTCGGCAAAGAGATCGAAGACGCAATCGATTATGCTGACAACACTGTTTCACCTATCAGAGCTTCAGCAACTGAGTATTATCGAGGTGATCCATTTGGCAATGAAGAAGACGGGCGCAGCCAAGTCGTAAGCATGGACGTTCGGGATACCGTTCAAGCGATTATGCCGTCTTTGATGCGTATTTTTAACTCTACTGAGAACACGGTTGAATATGCTCCACACGGACCAGAAGACGTGGCCAACGCAAAGCAAGCTACAGAATACGCTAATTTTATTATTAACAGAGACAACAACGGTTTCCTTGAGATGCACGCCGCTTTTAAAGACGCGTTAATTCGCAAAGTCGGCGTGCTAAAATGCTATTGGGATGACCAGACGCGTCAAGAGACATTAGACTTTACAGGGCTAGACGATAACGCTCTGTCGGCGCTTATGGCAGATCCAGACGCAGATATTGATATTTTAGCGTCTGAGGCTACGGGCGAACCTGAGATGGACCCTATGACCGGTGAGATCATGGAGCCGCCAATGATGCACTCTGTGCGCGTCACCTACACGCACCCAGACGGACGCGTAAAATTAGAGGCCGTACCTCCGGAAGAATTTATCATTTCGCGTGAGGCTAAATCTATCGAGACGGCTGATTATTGCGCCCATCGACGCATTCTTACTGTTTCCGAGCTTGTGGCTATGGGTTACGACTTCGATGTCGTGTCAAAGATGTCTTCAGCTCATGAAGACATGCTTACCAACGTTGAGCGACATACGCGCAACCCACACCTCCAAAACGAAATGAATGAGCGCGACGACCCCGCTATGAAAAAGGTCATGTATATAGAAAATTACATCAAGGTTGATTACGATGGAGATGGCATAGCGGAACTTAGAAAAATATGCACCGGAGGTGACGGTAACGAGATCTTAATGAACGAGCCTTGTCATATGGCGCCATTTGCATCGTTCTGCCCAGATCCAGAAGCACACGATTTTTACGGTATGAGCATTGCTGACACGGTTGCTGACATACAGCGTATTAAGTCGAGCATTATGAGAAACACGCTTGATAGTTTATCTATGTCTATTCATCCAAGAATAGCTATCACGGAAGGAATGGTAAATTTAGACGATGCTCTCTCAACTGAGGTTGGGTCTGTTATCCGTCAAAGAGCAAACGGTTCGGTTCA